ACTTAACAACCAAGTTAAGGCTTGGAGACGTGGCAAAAAAGTCATGCTCACGATTCACAATCCCAATAAAAAAGAAACTAATAAACCTTTTATAAGAGTCAATGCTCTTGACGTGTGGGGTCCGCCACGCGAAATGAGTGATATGTATAGTAGGAAAAGAAAGAATGACAGAGTTAACTAAAAGTTTTATCGGAGTTTTTAAAGAAAATAGTTTAGCCCTTGCACTAATATATACCGTTGGTCACGTGATTATAGCTATGAATGTGGTCTATTGGATGACAGGTGCAAGTCTGTTTGAGGCTGGTTTAGTTGCTTTAGTCGAGCCAGCCATCAACGGTGCTTGGTTTTATATTTTACACAAACTATGGAGAAAATTAAATGCCTGAAGGTCCTGAATGCACTCGCACTGCAAGACAAGTCAATAGAGCAGTCCAAGGTAAACAACTTGTAAATATAAACTTTGTATCAGGTAGATATACAAAAAAATTACCTATAGGCTTTGGAGACTTTTATATTGCTCTTGAAGAACAACATCTTCCTGTTAGAGGTGTTGCAAACAAAGGAAAGTTTATTTATTGGGAGTTTGGAGACTTACTACCTATTTGTTGGATGTATACAACTCTTGGTATGACGGGTAACTTTAAAATGAAACCTTCAAAGCATACTCGTATTGCTTTTTACTTTGATGATGACTCATCAATTTATTACAATGATCAACGAAACTTCGGTACGGTAAAGTTTGTATTCAATGAAAAAGAACATGAAAAGAAACTTAATTCTATCGGACCTGATATGCTTAATAACCCATGCACCTTTGATGCTTTTTGTAAGATTGCTGAAAAGAAACCTAAATGGCAAGTTGTAAAGTGGTTAATGGAACAGAGTCAAATATCAGGAGTTGGTAATATTTATAAATCAGAGTCATTATTTTTATCTAAAATTTCTCCATATCGTATTATGGAAAGTTTGAGTAACTATGACTTAGAACAGTTATATCTTTCAGTATGCAGAGTTTTACATAATGCATATGACAGTGGAGGTGCTACAATTAGAAGTTACTCTGACTTATACAATAATCAAGGACAATATACTCGTTTCGCCTCAAGCCCAAAAGAAATTAAAGAGGCAAGAGGAGGTCATGTTATGGTATATAACCAAAAAGAGGATATATTTGGTAATCCTGTTGAAAGAGTTAAACTATCTGACGGAAGAACAACTTTTTGGTCACCTGCCATTCAATCTTAGTTTGCATAAATCTGATTAATTTGTTACTATAAATAAAAATAGGAGATATTATGCGAAAATACAAACCATCTAAAAAGGCACTTGAAGAAAACCATGATAGGTGGTTACGTTCTCGTGGAGTTCACCCAGACCAACTTAAAAACAAATCTAAACAACATATCAAAGCTCCAATCTATAAAGTAGAGCGTAAATATCCTACTTCTGATGTGGTAGGTAATGGTTTTGTTCGTAAACAATCATCCTATTCAGGTAGCGGAATTACTATTGGTCAAGCCTACAACAAAGGTAACTTAGTCGTATTATCAAAAAATGAAGCGTCAGATGCAGCAACAGGAAAAAGAAGATGACAAAACTAATTGAACAAGTAAGCATTAACAAGTGGACTCAAGACTTTATAAAAGAAGTTGAGCTGTATATTCAAACTGAGATATATAAAAAGTTTAAATTAGCACAAATAAATTTAGATTGGAATCCTCGTAGGAGAACTTCTCGTGGAGGTCATTATTCAGCTGGTCCTGGTATCAGTATAGCCATGCACAGCATGGTTCCAGATAGCCCTTTTGGAGATGATGATTTAATTGAGATTTATAGAGTTTACGAATATAAATCTTTTGATGCCGATAGTGAGATAGGAGGTATTTATTCTAATTTTAAATACCAAAAGCTACAATTAGTAGTTTTACATGAAATTGCTCATGCTCTACAGTATTATTCGTACAGATTAAACAACTTTAGATGTAAACCACATGGAATTACTTTTAAAAACTTTTACCGTAGACTAAGAAATAAATTTTTAAATCCCTTCCTTCCAGATCAAAATAAGTTTAGAATACTTTATAATAGTGAAACTAAGTCACTTAAGAAAAAAAGCACTCTCAACTGGGAAGATTATGTACAAAATAAACTCGTTAAATCCTAAAAATTTTGAGCCTTTTCATTTAAAAAATCAAACCTCTTCTATGTTGTTTGATCATTGTAATTTTTTAGGTATACCTGTTGAATTTGATAAATCAGCTAATCTATGTGAGTTTAAATTAAAAAGTGTTATAAAAACTGTATCGCTACAAAAAGGTGTACAGCATGATTTTCCAAATGATTACGGGGATCATAATGATATAAGACAGTTATTAGCTATTGATTGGAAACTGTTAGCCAATAATAAAAATAAGAAACTTGTTATCACGCAAAAAATCCCTACTATGTTTACTAACTTTATAAAACCTTTAAATCACATAGTCAAAAAATACGATTTAAGTGGAAGAGTTTTTTGGCTTGGTCTTAATCCTTTAGAGTTAAAACATCAATCATATTGCGATTTTGAAATTTTAAATATCAATCCTTGGACTACAGTTTATTTAGATGAGGTGCTTAGAGGTGAGTATCTTGACATAACTGCTGACTTTCAACGCGCTCCCTTAAGTGCCGCAAGCGTTCATTTTGTTTCGCTATGTGCGAGAAAAAAGTTTTTTAGAAGTTTAGCTACATTTTTATTCCATGAAAAGAAACTCCACATGAAGGGATTGTATTCATACTTAGGCTGGAAAGGGGAAGCTAATGGAGAAAAACAAGAGGTATTAGATAGAAAAAGTGAGTTGCTGTCTAATGGAGTAGATTATAGCAAGTTTTTAAAGTTTGTTACCGAACACAATAGACCTTTAGATTTCACGAAGCACCCATCAAAAGTCCTTTCAAAAGAGTGGTATAATGCTGCAGGTGATCTAAACAAAAGGGGTTTAGTAAATTTAGTTTTTGAAAGCACCAGTGGTAATAATGAAATATTTATTACTGAAAAAACTATTCGTAGTTTTGTTAAAGGTAGACCCTTTTTGCTATTGGGTAACCCTAACTCGTTAAAATACTTAACACAAGAACTTGGGTTTAAAACTTTTGACTTTTTATTTGATGAATCTTATGATAGTGACATGAATCAAATATCAAGAGTTCAAAAAGTAATAAATCAATTGGAAATTTTTTGCAGTAAACCTTTTGAGTATCAAAAACAATTAATTAATGAGCATCAACATATCATCGATCATAACTTTAAAGTAGCTGCTACTTTTCCTCATAAGAAAATATTGTCTGATGTAATGGAAAAACTTAATGTCTAATTTTTGCTCCAGACCTTTTAATGAATTACATATTGAGGAGAATGGAAACATAACTCCATGCTGTGTTATGCCTTCAAATCGATTCTTTATGGGCAACGGTATTAAAAATTATTTTTCAGGTCAACCCTTAAAGAAGTTAAAAAAAGCATTAGAGCAAGGCGAAAGACCAGCAGAATGCGAATACTGTTGGAATGCTGAAGCAGTGAATTTGAAAACTCATAGGATTAATGAAACACAAAAAGGCATAAGACAGATTCATATTAGATTGAATAATGTATGCAATTTTAAATGTAGAATGTGTAATCCTAAATTCTCCTCTACTTGGGAAATTGAAAATAGAAAACATAAATTCTTCGGAGATAGCTTTTCAATACAAAAAGATGTTTTTGATTATGACCCTCGTCTTTTGCCGTTCATTGTAAAAGCGATTAGGAAAATGAATCTTAAATTTATCAATATATCTGGAGGAGAACCTTTAATTACAGATGCTAATTATAACTTTTTAATGTATCTAATTGAACAAAATGCTACAAATGTAACTATAGCCTATTCAACAAACCTATCTAAACTATCATATAAAAACAAGGATTTATTTCCTTTGTGGAGTAAATTTAGGAAAATTAACTTAGAAGCAAGCTGTGATGGCTGGGGCAAGGCAGTTGAGTACTCAAGAACTGGTTTCAACATGAAAATCTTTTTAACCAACTTTATGAAAGCATTAAAATATATTCATAGAATAAACTGTGTTGTAAATATTTATAGTGTTTGGTCATTACCATATATCGAAAAACTTAGTGAAAAATTTAATAAAAAAGTCATATACGCCCCATGCTTTTTACCTGAGTTTTTAAATCCTCAGCGATTATTACCAGAAGACAAAGCTAAACTATACGAGATTTATAAGAACTATCCTAATCTTTTAAAAGTGTTTGATGACTATATTTCAAAAGATTTACCTCCAATGAAAGAAATGATTACTTATAACAAAATGTTAGATAAGTACAGAGATACAGATTTTTTCTCAGTTTTTCCACAATATAGGAAATACAATGATATTAGTAGCTAATGGTTGTTCTCATACTGCAGGAGCTGAGATAACGTATCCAATGGAAAGAGCTTGCTATGAAAAGGCTTGGCCTAAGCATCTTGCTGACTCTATCGGGTGTGACCATGTAAATTTATCAGATTCAGGAGCCTCTGCACACAGAATTGTCAGAACCACAATGCGTTATGTATTAAACCAATTTCAACAGAAAAATAAACTTGATGAACATTTATTTATAGTCCTTTGGCCTGGAATGTTTCGTGATGAATTACATATGCCCTCGTTAGTTACTAATGAAGAAAGTGAATTATTTTACGACGATGATTGGTTACCATTAGTGGTTGGTAATGATGAAGCGTATAAAAAATCTTTTTCACATAGATTCTATACATATTATAAATCTTGGGTAGTTTGTGGAGAAAAAGTCAAAAGGCAAATGGATTATTTACATTATATTATAATGTTACAAAACTTTTTTACTATCTACAAAATTAAATATCTTTTCTGGAACGGAGCGCATAGTCCACTTGATTTTACTCACTCTCAGTTACAAGGATATCTTGGTCTTATATTCAAGAAAAACTTTCCTTTTTTACAAGACGTAAATCAATGCTTTACTGTTCTTTTAAGAAACAACAATCAAAATATTTCAGAACATAGTGTAGCAAGTGGGTTTGGTTCACACTATGATGAGGATGGACACAAATGGTTTGGTAATTATATGTTTAATTATCTATATCAAAACTCACTTATATCTTGATAATTAGTCTTTATTTTGTTATATTAATATTTTAGGAGATATAAATGCCTCAGTATATAGTAAGACAAGGGAGATGGTCTAATGAAGTTGCAAAGTTTGATGATTCAAGGGAGCCTATCGATGTATATACCTTCAATCAGCGGGGATGTGGTTGTCCTGCTCGGACTCGTTCTTGT